CCCGCGGTTCTAGTTGTCGAGCCCATCTCTGTCTCTAGTGCACGAGCTTGAGCTCCAACCAGTGCTGGTCGGCCAGAATATGCAACCGGGACGAGCAAGGAGTTCCTTGTGTCACTGATAAAGTAATCAGCATACCTAAGACTGTAGTAGCGAGATGCGCCCTTGGTGCCCCCTATCAAGAGATCAGTGACAGAGCATGCTTTCAGGGTGTATATAATAGACATGATATCTACTGTGGTATGCTTGTTTGTTACGCTCTGGAGGAGCCTGCTGGCATCAACCTTGATAGAGCTCACCGCATTCGGCATAGCTGCGACCGTATACGTAGATCTGCTCATTCGACTGGCAAGCCTAGATGCATTGGAGCCCTCTCCCATCGTGCACTTTATATATGGGATGTCCCCGTGTCCTACCCACATGTAGCCCCATAGCTCTGCGAGATAAGAAGCCTCTGCCCCGCTGGCAGATACCACAGCACACAGCTTGAGCAACTTGTCATAGGCATTAGTGATAGGGTCCCAGCTAGCATGCTCAATTGCATCAAACATAACCAAAGGAGGGGCTTCATGTGTCCTCGTGATGCCGGACCCTTTAAAACCTGTGTACAACTCGAGAGGTGAGGCGCTAGGGAAGTGTACATGTATGGTAGAAGTCTCCCTGTCGCCTGTGTGCGCAATTAGGTCTTCTACAGATGGCGATGTCGAGTTCAAGATCTTAGCATTGAAAGAGCTATATCTCTTTTCCCTGAGCTCGGCTGCGATCTCTGCCCCGGTTGGTATTATGGCATCATTTTCACTTGAGATACACAATCTGAGTAGCTTGTCTCCACATTTAGCTGCCAACGTGTTCTCTAGCCTGATCTTCTGCAAGGCCTTCCTCCTTTTCTTAAAGGGAATAAAGCCAAGCAGTGCTTCTGAGGACTCTGCACGGGTGGTCAAAGATCGGATGACTGAGTGTGGCAACGACTCTGCAAACAGTGCCAGTTGAGCAGCGTCTATCTCGCATGTGGTAATAAGATCATTCAGCGACTTCTCATATGCAGATGATGTTGACTGCTCTAGCATAGACCTGAGTGAAGGGTCTATGGTAGCTTTCAGAGCAGCTTCTGATAAGATAGACCTTATAACATGGTTTGCGCTGCTTGCTAGCTTGAGGCTCACATTGTGTGGGTCATCGCACAAGTGAGTTGTCGTGCTATCTTGAAGAGGAAGTGTGGTGATAGTCCTAAGCACGTCGGAGATGGTCTTAGAGATTTGTGGGTTAATGTCTCTGAAAGTCCTAGCTAATCTGCTGAGTGCACCAAGGCCAGCATCTACAGGACAGATTGCGGATCTAGTCACCCACTGACTATAGGTTGGGATGCCCCATCCACACAGAGAAGGTGGTAACCACGCTATGATCAACGAATGGGTTGTCTTGATCTTGTACTCTTTACCAGCGCATATGCGCACCTGTCTCAAGGCATCTGCTACAGCCAGTGTGTAAGTTGCGACTGGATTGGCACCTCTATCACTGGCACCTATTGCTGATCCGAAGACGCTATTGACTCTGTCTGCCAATGAGGTTAGCTTTCTCTCATGCTCTCGGTCAGACCTGGCAAATATCTTGGCAGCAGTGATGATCTCCGCTCTCATTCCTTTCCTCACCTTATAGGCCCTGTTGAGGAAATGGCACCTTCTGTCCCCAAAGAGTGTCTTAACTATGTCTGGGACTGGCCCTAGAGACTTATACACTTTACATATATAGTCAACTGCCACATCAGGTAGTGTGCCCTTGAGATCAACAGCAGCGACTATGTCATCTATCTGGACTATCTTGCTAATTGTCGCGTCTTTGTGGAATATACCTT